GCAACAGATGTTGCCGTTAAAGTGCCGTAGATGTTAGCGTCTATTACATCAAGCGTAGTAGCGTTAAGCGTTCCTCTAAAGACACCATCGCCAGCCTCAAATAGTCCAGCTTTCGTTAACTTCCAACCGCTAGTGCTTTGAACATAATTAGTTGACTGAAGGCTGTTAGCAATCTTATCAATGCTTACTGCATCATTATTAATTTGCGGCGTATCAACTGCACTATCGGCAATCTGGGCATTTTCTACAGCATCATCAGCAATGTTAATAGTATCTACAGAATCTTCCCCAAGATCACCAGCCTCAATTATTGTTGTTGTGGCAGAATCTATACCGCTAAATACAGAGGCATTCCCAGTGAAATCTATTGCTTTTAGCTTGTAAAAAAATGTTTGATCGTTGGCTAAGTTATCATCAATGTAAACAGTCCCGTCAGTATTACCGATAACTGAATAAGTACCGCCTGAAGTAGCCGAGCGATAAACATCAATGCGGTTTAGATCTGAAGCTGTCGGGTTAGTCCAGCTAAGACTATTGTGCTGATAATGACCTGTCACCGATAACCCTGACGGGGCATTTGGAGCAGTAGTATCAATTGCCGCTACTTGTGTCGCAGAAGCGTAAGAAGAAGATACGCCAAGCTCGTTAATTGCTTTTACTCTTACATCATAATTCTGAGCTGTTTGCAAAGATGTAATCACGGCAGGTGAAGACTTTAATGTCATGCCGTAGTAATTTGTATCGCTGCTAAGTTTCCACTCTACAATGTAATGATCTGTGAATGCGTCACTTGCGTTAGTCCAAGAAACATTAAACTGAGCGTTAAACGTGCCGTCATCATTAAGGAAAGAGTCTGATGTAATATTTAATGCGGTTGGTGGTTCAGCAGTTTTACCATCGTATAGATCAATCTCACCGCCAGCCAAATAATCTTCCGCGTCACTAGATTGCCAGTCGTAAATTTCAGCAGCAGTTTCTATAACGTCAACGTCAACAATAATAGCGCCGTCTGATGTAAAGTTAAGGTTATACCCAACAACCTCAAACACTTTTTGATCCCAGCCCATCTTGGCGTTACTAACCATAATGTTATCGCCAGCTTTAAACTTTAAAGCAGCAAGGTTGCATGGGATAGTGACGGTGGTCTGCTGTCGTGATCTTAACAACGCCAGCTTTGCGATTCTTTGCGCTCTAACGTTGTTTGTCGTGAAGGGCAGAGTCATATCCAGATAGATAGGATCGCCGTCCTCTGTGCTGTATGTAGAGCTGATTTGGGCAGGGTAATCAGCAAGGATATAGTTATCCTCCTCGCTCAAGAAAACGCCTTTAACGCCGTTATAGAGGCTTCTGCGAGACTGTTTGGTTCTAACGTCAATGGCACCAACAATTACCGACTCGTCGATAGTTACAGTCGGAGCAACGTACTTGGCTGCACTGATAAAGTATTCGCCACCAGAATAGACTAAATTACCAGCCATTCCAGAAAGCATCGCTTCAATATTCTCTTTGCGAGAATTAACAGTATCAACTACACCATCAAGGGTATATCTAGGCTGATCTCCGCCACCTTCTAAAGCAATTAAATCATTACAATTTGAAACAGCAGTAGTTAAAGAATCAATATTAACCGAGCTGCCTGACTCAGCTAAACCGTACTTTGTATCGGTTAAATAATCATAAACGCACAATGCTGGGTTTTGCGTCCATTCTGTAACGCTTGTCAGTGGGTTAAGAACCTTTTTGCCGCGAATAACTGTTGAGATATTTGGCAAGCCTTGAGCGAATTGTTCTACATCGTATTTCAATCTGACGTAGATATAGGCCGTATCATTTAAAATATGGTCTGAAGTCCATTTTTGCGATGCAGCAACTAAGGTGGCGTCAGCAGTTGTTTGTGAACCGTCATGAAAGCCAAGGTGAACATAGTCACCCCACAATTGTTGAAATGATCCATCCCAAATCTTTTGATCGTTAAACCAGACTTCCTCGAAGGCATCAATTTGATGACCTGCCACAGCAATAACCATGTGCAGGTATTCGTTCTTAGTTCCGGTAGAGTCAAGAAATACAATCGCGCCGCCAACTCTTGCGCGACCGTAGATCATTTTTCTTGATGCGTCAGGCTCTCTGACAGTGACGTTTGTTCCGGCTAATGCTGCCCCGAATGATGGTTTGGGGGCCAATGCGCGAGATACTAAAGAAAGACCTGCGCCTATTGCAAATGCTCCGGCAAAAGCGCCTAAACTCATTGCTGCAAAACTACCAGCAGCCCATGCGCCACCAGCAGATGCCAATCCAGCTATAACCGTAACTGCCATTTTTATTTACCTAAAACATTTGGAATAAATTCGCTCGATCAAGTCGAACCCCATGCCGATCATTAAGCTGTCGAAAGGAATGTGAACTTTGGTATTAATCATCATCAAAGAAACATTATCAGCCTTGCAGTGATCTTCGGCGTATTTTATCAGTTTATAGCCTGTAGCGCCCGAACGATATTCAGGAAGAACAAAAACAACATCATTAGATGCAAATTTATGGTCTTTGTAGTGGATGCTTTGACTAACCAAAAGAACGCAATAACCAACTAACTTGCCTTCTTGTCTAGCTGTAAATATTCGCAGAATACCAGCGGCATCAAGTCTGGCATATTCTTTCCAGTCTGGGTTCAGTCTTATCTTGCCCTGATTAAGCGCAACCATTTCCCAGTGCTTTTCCAAAAGCGGCTTGATGTCTTCCTTTACGCTAGTCAGAGACTCATGTTGAATAATCATTATCGAGCATTAGTTGGCGGTCGTGGAGGTCTACCCCCGCCGACATTGATAGATGCGTTGCTTTGCCGTCCCCAGACAATCTCTTTTTCCTGAATCTTGGCAACGTACTCAAACCCTTTGTCGTTAGGATAGTCAATCTTTTGATCTTCAGCAGTGAATCGGCGTACAGATGTTCTCTCAAAAGAGATTAGCTTATTTTCCGCTGTGATTGAGATGTTTGATGTCTCGCCAGAGTCAGAGATGCCCATGACATCCATGAAGCCGTTAAACATGACAACGGGGTTTGCTATGATGTCACCGCTGTCGTCTAACGCGCCTAGATACAATGTGATGTTTCTACCCTGATATGGCTCGTCTCTTGCAATGTTTACAAGTGACTGCTTGATGCCTGCAAGATTAATGCTAATGCCCGTAGCTGAAAGGTCAGAGGACTCAGCGACTGAGCCAATAGATAGCAAATCACCTGCACCAAGATAAGTGTCACCGCCAAACGTAAGGCTGCCAATTCCAGACCAAAGGTTTACATCTCCAGAATCAAATTCCATTTTAATAAGGTAAATAGGTCTAACAACATCAGCGGTAGCAACCGCTTGCATTTCAGTGCTTAATGTTCTGCTCATAATGCCTCAACGCAAGCGAAAGTGAATCCGTAAATAGATGCGGTACTAATTGACCATCCTACATCGTTTGAGGCCATACGCCAAAGGCTTTGTGGCAAAGTGAAGTCCAAAGCTGTACCTGTTGCAACTGTCTGCCGTAGAGGCGGCTGAAATTCCAACGTGCCAGTGCCTGACGCTTTGTCCGCTGTAACCATATAAAGATAGTCGCCAACTTGAAAGTATTCGCCAGCACTAATGTCAGATGATGATGCAGTTAAGCTCTCAGCCCTAATCGCTGTAGAGCCAGAGGTTGTAGCTGTCGCCGCGCTGGTGTGCAGTGGATTGCCAAATGTAAACGTACCCTCTCGACCTTTTAGACCAATAATAAAAGCCTCAACTGACCTAGCTTCGCTGTGAGTCATTGGCTTTAGGGTAATCTCAGATTCCCATTTAGCACCTTGATGAGCATATACCTGAGTGTCGTAAGTAAACGGAGATTCGCTTACAGCCACAGACCTTTTAAGTCTCATTGTTACATTTGATACAAGCGTCTTGCCGCCTGCCTGAGTTGGGAATGCTAAAGGCACTTTATGCTCCTACCAACATTTTGCTGTAATTACCGCCACGCATTCTAGCGTCCGCAACTGCGTTCTTAGCTGCGCTAGCAATCTGTGGCATAAGTGTAGCGATCTCTGCGCGAACGGTCTGCTGAACGCCTGTGGTGACGTTTATGGTCTGATTAACAACCACACCGCCACCGTTGTTAAGTTTATCATTAGAAACGATAGAGCCGCTTTGATTCGGGATAAACATTTCCATTCCGCGCTCGCCGACCATGTACGGCTGACCGCGTTGAACAGAACCGCCGATTGCTTTGCCTCCGAAGCCGCTTGCAAACGGGTCGCCCATGCCAGCAGAGTATCCAGCAGAGGAATTAATTCCCGCTTGAGTGCCTCCTATAGCGGTAGTAATAAAACCAAATGCAGCATCAACAATATATTTTTGAATCAGCATTTTAATCAGGCTATCAACTACGCTCTTAGCCATCGACTTTATAGCATCGGCAAAGTTAGCTGCACCCGTTATGCCGTTTGCAAGAGCATCTGTAAGGCCGTCTAATCCCTGTCGCGTAAGGTTCTGAATATTGGTATTCATGTCTGGAAGCGTATCGCTCCATGACTTAAATCCTAGCTCTATATCACTCAGAGATTTAATTACTGGGGGAATTGACGTTTCAACTGCTGTATTCACATCAGATAAAGATTTCTTTAAACCTTCAATTTGGGCATCAAGAACAGAAACAAAGTCTACCAGAGGTACAGGGGTTTCAGCCTCTGCATCTTGAGCAGCCTGATAAAGTTTTAATGTTTCATCGTATCTTTTCTTGGCTACATCAACCGCTGCAAGTTGCTGGTAAACAGTCATGTTGGAAGCGTTCTTCAAGCCTTCCATTTGCGCCTTGATAGAGTTTAATTCTTTTCTGTACTCGCTGGCACTTTTCAGGCCGTAACCAAAAGCATTTTTAAGAGAGTTTTTTATTCTGTTGGCTTCGTTGTAGACCTGTATAAAACCATTGGCAAGCGATTGGAATGCCTTTAAAGCCCCCTGCACTGCGCTTAAAAGATCAACAGCTAATGCCCTAGCAAACGCCTCAACTCCGCCTTTAGCCTCAATAGACCTTTGCAGAAAGCCGGTAAACCTTTCAACTATCATTTCTATAGCTGGTGCAAAAGCCGCAACAGTTTGATCAGCAATCCCTTTGAAAAGGCTTTGCAGTTTAGTCAGGGATTCAACGGTATCTTCTACCCCCTTTGCTGCACTGCCAGACATCGTTAGACCAAGCAGCCTAGCCTCGCCAAGCATTTCTTTTAAGCCGTTACCGCCTTCAGATAATACGTTTACTAGCGCAGCACCTTCAGAGTCAAACAGTTTAAAAGCAAGCCTGAGCTTGTCTGACTCGCTTGCAACTCCAGAAAAGGCATCGGCAAGAACAACCATTCTCTTATCAAGAGGCATCCGGTTAAGCTCTTGCGCGTTTATTCCTAGCTCTTTAATAGCAGCCTTCGCCTCGCCTGTCCCTGCTGCTGCTTCAGCGGTTCTGCGAGTAAACCTTTGCAGAGCCATATCCATTGTCTGCGTTGTAATGCCAGCAAGGTCAGCCGCATAACGTAAAGCGCCAAGCGCTTCGGTAGTCGTGCCGATTTTGTCTGCTGTTTTCTTTAAGGAATCCGTTGCTTTAAGGGAGCTGCTGACAAGATAGCCAAAGCCTGCCGCGCCACCAACTGCAACCAGCGCGGTTTTCATGCTAAATACAGCGGAAGTTATTCCAGATAATGCGCTTGTTACACCTTTGAATGCAGGCTTAGTTTTATCAAACGCTTTAATTACAATGCTTACATTTTCAGCCATTAGACTCACTCATTATCTGAAAGTAAGCCACCCACTCATAGAAATGGTTAAGTGGCATTTCTTCTGCTTCTTCAATTGTTATGTGCAGCCGATCAGCCAAAGACAATAAATTCATCCTTAACGGATCGGCTTTTAGTTTTTTGCAGCTACCTCGACCGATTCGATTTGAGCAAACATTTGATTAGCAATCTCAGAAATGACATTAGTTTCCTCGCCCATCATATCAATGCGATCTTCTGCTGAAGAAAACAATTTACTGCCGCTTTCATCTTCTGCTTTCATGCAAATCAAATCCACCATTGCACCGACAGTGGTATTGCTTAGAAAGTCAGGGTGCTTCTTCTGTAACTGATCTAAGTCATAACAGGTAATCGGCCTGCAATACAACTTAAACGCTCCAGAATCGTCACCCCACGCAGGCACAACAACTTCACGCGCCTCAACCTTTCGTCTACTGCGTAACTCTTTAGCTAATCCCATGGTTTAACCCCCTTATGCTGTAGCTTCGGTTACTGCTCCGTTGCATTGAATTGCAAAGCTCGCCTCAACCATGCCATCAAAAGATGCAGTGATTGATCGGCTAGTGACAATGCCGTTGCCAGAGAAATAAATTTCGCCAGTGCCGGTGCCAGTAGGGTAAAGCTCGAAATCAATTGAAGCACGCTCATCAAGGATAAGCTGCTGGGCATCTGCTTCATCCCAGTAAACATCCATTGACAAAGTATTTGTTTTCAAACCTTCTTTATAGCTTCGAGCAGTATCGCCCATAACGCTATCTTCAATAGTGTCGGCTGAACCGTCAAAAGTGAATGAGCGAACTTCGCC